GCCATCCTTGGTGGCGTAGCGCAGAACGGCGTCCTGGCCGGGGATATGCGGGAAGCCCCGGAAACTGGCGGTATTGGCGAACTTCGCACCGCAGGTCTCGAGCCGCTTGTCGCAGCCCGCGCGGATGGTGAAGGCGTCGCCCTCGGCGATGGCCCGCACCGGCGCTTCGAGCAAGGTCAGCACAGCGATGCCGTCCGTGACGTCATGGCCCAGCACTTCGGTGCGCCGCTCAGCATTCGCGCCACTGGTCCAGTCGAGCGTGCCGAAGGTGAACCAGCCCGCCTCGAAGCCGCCAAGACCCGAGGCGGTGAATGCCCGGTCGCGCAGGAGATCGATCACCGCGCCTGCGCCCTTGAACGCGGAATCCTCCAGATCGACACCGCAGCGGGCATCGCCGAGCGCGGCATCGCAACTCGCCTGGAAGGTTCGCCCGACCGTCTGCCCGAGGACATGGGCCAGCGAGCGGACCTCGGCCACGAAGGCCAGCCGCCCGCGCCGGATCTGCCCGATGGCCCCGCGTCGCATCAGTACGCGCTGAGCGGTGTCGGCCCAATTCACGCGCCAGACCTCGACCGCCGCATTGTCCCAGCGGCCGTCAAGGATGTCGGTTTCGGTGATCCGATCGGACGTCAGCACGCCTTCGGCGTCCTGCGCATCGACTGACAGGTCCGAGCCTGAGCGCACCTCGGACGCCGTCAGCCCGCTCTCGGATTCGAAATCGGTGCCGTCGAAGCTGAGCGTCCGGTCATGGTCGGTGAAGCCGAAGGTGACACCATCAGCCCGCGTGATCCGCCAGCACCAGGCGAGCGTGGTCGTGCCCTCGTCGAGATGGGCCTGCAGAGCGGGCGAGAGGGATTTCACTTCCGCCCCCAGCCGCGAAGCAACGCCAGAGAGGCCAGTGCGGACGAGACGACACCGCCGCCAGCGCCGGTCAGCGCGTAGAGGTTGAAGGGCCTCAAGTCGAAGGTGCCGGTCGCCAGATCGAAATCCGCCAGCCCGGCCATCGCCAGACAAGAGGCCGCCAGACAGGCAAGGTAGATCAGCCCACGCGCAAGGTTCCAGTTCATGATGTTGCCTTTCCTTTGAAGTGGTCCAACAGCCTCCGCCACCACGGCGGAGCGACAACGGATTGCGTCGGCACCGACGCAGTCGACGGCCGAAGTAGCGCCAGCGCTTCGTCCTCGGTCAGGCGCCGGATCGGTCGCGAGAAATCGACGCGTCCGCTGCGATCCACCGACCAGACGGGAATGGTGCCGGCGGGATAGCGGCCCGTTGCGAAGAGATCGCGCTCGGCCTCCCGGCGCGGGCGGATCGCAGCGGGCTTGAGCCAGCCCATGAAGGCTGCTGCGGCTGCGGCCCGGTTGCCTACGTTCAGGTGCCGGGTCAGCGCGGCCTTGGCGATGCCGCCTGTGTTGTAGTGAAACGAGACCAGCGCATCGAATTCGTGCGGTTCGAGCGGCACCTTTACAGCGCGCAGGACCGCGGCTTCGTAGCGCGCGAGGTCGGAGCGAAAGACCCGGAACGCCTCGCAGATCCCGGCATCGAGATCGGCGGGCATGCCGCGCGGCATGGTGGCCGGATCGGGTGCCCCCGCAGCGGCCGTGTGGCCGATGCCGAAGGTCCAGACCTGTTTCACATCGGTGTAGGGTCCGGGCACGATGCCTTCGTGCCGGACGAGGGCCAGCAGCCCCCGGTCAGTCATGTGCATGGAAGTCACCCCAGAAGCGAGAGGATCAGGATCAGCGCGGCGATGGCGATGCCGACGCCCAGGCGGTGGCGGAAGGCCTGGCCGGGATCGGCCGGGTCGCAGCGCAGGGAGCGCGCAAGGCGGAGAAGGTCATGCATCGCCATCGCCTTTCCCGGCCTGGCGCAGACGGGCGAGCAGCACCTCGATAAAGGCCGGACCGAAAACGCCAACGAGATAGGCGGCCGATCCGGCCGCGCCCCCGGCCGGGATCGCCTCGGGCGGCAGGCCGAGCCAGCGGGTGATGATCGCCATCGAGAGGCTGCCCATCCCGGCCGCGATCAGACCGCCGAGCAGGATGTGGCGCAGGGCGTCGCGCAGCCGCATCTTCGTCGTCAGCGCGTTGGTCGCGCCCCCGAGCGCGCCCCAGGCGGCAAGGATCACCGCCGTGGAGGCGAGCAGTTCCTTCAGCGCCGCCGCCAGAAATCCGGTTTCATCATTCATCGTCGGATCTCCAGAAGCGGGATGGAGGTGATCGAGCCCAGCCGCTCGAGGTCGAGCGTCACGTCGAGCACGTCCGTGTCGAAGCGGACCGGGACATCGAACTCGAAGCCTGCCGTGACCGCGACGCCGGAACCCGGTGCGGTGGTGAAGGTGATGACGCCGGTCGTGGTATCGACGGACCAGCCGGACGCCTGGAGCGCGCCATTCAAGGCGATGGTGACCGAGCCCGCGACCGGCTTGGCGATGGTCCGCACCCATGTCTGGCTGCCCGAGGCGTAGCGCTTCACGAGCTGGAAGGCGGTTGTCGTGCCGTCGCCGGTGCCGATCGCTTGGTCGGTCGGCGCTGGGGTCCCCGACGGCAGGCAGGATTTGCGGTCTCCCCAATCCTTGAACCGGAAGCCATGCAGGCGGCCGTTCCTCGCCTCGAAGAAGGCGACGACCGCCGCCAGATCGTCGGACCGGCGGATGCCGTAGGCGACGTCGTAGCGGCGGCGCGAATTGGCCCAGCTGGCGTTGCGCTCCTCGTTGCCCGAGGCCAGCTCGACGATCTGGGTGCGCCGTTCCGGCCCGCCTCGCGCGCCTCGGCTGATGTTGTCCGGAAACCGGACCTCATGGAACGCCATCAATTCTCTCCGTGGTTCGTGCTCTGGCCTCCGCAACCGGTTCCCACTTGCGGGGTCGCACTCACATGCCCCTCCGCCCCAGCGAGACGGCCCGGGCGATATCCGCCGCGACCTGCGTGCGGGATTTCCGGAAGCTCTCGGCGTCGCGCGCCATGATGGTGACGTTGATCCCGCCGCCCGTGCCGTAGCTCTGTGACTCACGGCGCGAGAGCACCCGCTCGCCCCGTTGCAGAATCGCCGGAACCTCGTCGTGCCGAAGGCCGACAGCGCCGCCCGAATGCATCCGGGGCGCGGTGGCGAAGGTCATGGCTGGGACCATGCGCGAGGGGCCGGACGAGCCGACCATGCCGCCCGCGTGCAGGATGTTGGCGAAGATCCCGCCCGCGCCGCCGAGCGCGCCCGAGAGCGCGTTGGCGATGGGGCCGAGGATGAAGCGCCGCGCCGCCAGTTTCGCCAGATCGGCGATCAGCGAGGTCACGAGGTCGCGGAAGTTAAGCTTGCCGGTCTTCACGAACTCCCCGACCGCGTCCTCGGCCGATTGGAACGCGCTGACGAGACTCTGGCCGATATCCCCGCCGATCTCACGCGCCCGACTGGCATAGTCCGAGAGCGCCGCCGTCACGGCCTGCCATCCGGTCAGCGCACGCTCGGCCCCTTCGCCAGCGGCGGTTCCCGCATCGCGGGCAGCGCCTCCGGCACCATTGGCGGCGGCAGTGGTGTCGTCGAGCCCGGCAGCCAGTGCATCGGCGGAGTTCGCGGCATCCGCCAGCGCGGTTTCGGCCTCCGTGCCGGACCCAGCCACGGCATCCTTCAGAGCCTGCCAGGCAGCAAGCGGCCGGGTCGCGGCATCGGTCAGCATGCCTGCAGCTTCCGCGTAGGCATCGGCACGGGCGCGCGCGTCATCCGCCATGGCGCCGAGCCCGAGATCGGGCGGAGTGATGTAGGTCCGAGAAAGCGCCGCCGAGAACGCATCGGCCGCCGCGGTGCTGGCCGCCGTCGCGGCCCCCTCGAACGGATTGTCGATCCGGCTCAGGTCCACCGCGTCGAGCGTGCCGATCCGCACGCCGCCTTCGCCGGTCGCCCATTCGGGCAGCAGGGCCAGCACGGCGTTCAGGGTCTCGATGAAGCTGTTGATCCGCGTGACGACGCCGTTCAGCATCGCCTCGACCCCGCCGATCAGCCCGTTTGCGGCCTGGTAGGCGAAGTCACCGATGGCGCCCGGCAGGCTGCCCCAGATCGCCACCGCGCCGTCATAGGCGCCCTGGAAGATCGCGACAGTGCGGTCCCCAAACCCCACGACGCCCGCGACGGTGCCGTCGAGCGCCGAGAGCGCGGCGGCCTTCAGCCCTTCCCATCCGGCCGCCATGCGGGCCAGCGCGGCGTCGAGCGCGAGCCCGATGCGCGACCAGACCTCGGAGGCCAGATCGGAGAGCAGCCGGAAGGCTTCGCCGACCCCGCCCACGCGGGCAACGAATTGGGACAGCTGGTAGATCAGCTCGCCGACGCCGACGATCAGAGCGCCGATGCCGGTGCGGATCAGAGCGCCGCGCAGGACGACGAGCGCAGTTGCGAACCCACGCACCGACAGCGCGGCGGCGGCCATCCCGGCGACCCACCGGCCCGCGAGGAAAGCCGCGAAGGTGGCGGCATAGGTGGTCAGGCAGCCGATGTTGTCGAAGAGGCCGCGAATGGCGATGCCCAGCGGTCCGGTGCGGCTGGCAATGGCCGCCATGGCGTTGGCGACGGCTTCCAGCGCGGGGGCTGCTGCGACCGCCAGCTGGTTCGACAGCCCGCGCCAGATCAGCCCTAGGCGCGAGATCGCGTCATTCGTTCGCTCGATCTGGTCGGCGTCCTGTTCGGAGACCACCACCCCGAAGGCAAGCACGTCCTCCGTCGCCTGGCGCAGGGTCGCTGTGTCGATCCGCGACATGGCGATGGAGCCTTCCTCGCCGAAAAGCTGACCCGCGACCGCCGCGCGTTCTGCAGCGGGCACGAACTCTTCGATGGCGGCGTTGATCGCGCCGACGCGCTGGTCCAGCGGCAGGGTGATCAGGTCGTTGGCGGAAAGGCCCAGCCGGTCGAGCGCATCGGCAGCAGGACCGGTTCCGGCGGCCGCCTGGCTGAGACGGCGCGTCAGATCCTTGGTTGCCTGTTCGATGCCGGACATGGACACGCCCGCCAGTTCGCCCGCTCGCTCCAACGTCTGGATCGAGGCGACGGTGGTGCCGAGCGATTGCGCGAGCTTCGCCTGCGTATCGACGGTCTGCAGGCCGGAGCGGATCATCGCCACACCCGTGGCGGCGGCTGCTGTCACGGCGGCAGCGGCGGCCACACGCACCCGCCGTGAGAAGGCCGCGAGCCGGGCGTTGGCCGCTTCCATCTCGCGGCTGAGCCGACCGAAACCTCGGGCACCGGCTTCGCCGACGCCTTCCAACTCGGCGCGCACCTGCCGACCACCGACCGCCGCGAGGCGGACGCTGACGCGTTTTTCAGCCATTGGGGCGTTCCATCTGTTCGTTGAGCTTGGCCACCATCACCGCTTCGATGACGGGCAGCAGTTCGGCCATGGCGAGCGGCGGCACGCCGAGCGCGTCACCGAGCGCCAGCGCCGCCGACATGTCCCAGCCGATCACCGCGCCGGGCAGGACACGCAACTGACCCCCGAGGCGGCCGACCAGGTCCCAGACCTGCCAACCCTCCGGTGTTTCCGGTCGGCTCAGCCGCGCCGGGCAGTCTTCGCACGCCGTTTGGCAGGCGTCGCAGTATCGGTCGCCCCCACCGAAGGACCAGTCGGCGAGAGCG